TATTTACTAAAAAATATGGTGTTGACCTATTTGGAAAATGACTAAAACCTTGTGGTGTTAAACCACCAGCAGTTTGGCGACCTTGTATAGCACTTCCACCTTGATAGGCATAGCCTGAATATGCTGACCTTGTTCCATTTTTATATAAACTTATTCCATAATTTTCGCCTGTGTTATCTGTTGCTGACTTAACCTCAAAATACCATTTACCATTTTTTACCATTTGAGTAAGGTTACAACCTTGATAACTATTTGCATAACTTAATAATCCATAACCACCATAGTGAACTTTATCGTTCCATTGATGTTGTTGAATATCGAACACTGGAAAATTATTTGTTGGTGTATCTATTGCTTGTTTTAAACTTCCATTTACTGTAAAGGTATTATTGTTTCCACTACTATCAGTTCCTAATGCACCACTATTCTCAAATTTTAAAAATGCACCATTAGTTCCATAAGTTACAGTTGGAGATGTTTTAGGTTTCCATTCTCCTGTTGTACTATCTGATTCTCCAAAAGTTGTGGGTGCATAAGATGTTCCATCAACAATGTGTATATGAGTCATTTCTCCAGACCAATAATTATGAGATGATGTGCTATGTCTTGCACCAATTAATGTTGCATTGCCACTTTTAAATACTCCTGTATCTGTATTTTGGTTTGGTGTTGTAGAATAATCCCAATTTGTTAATTGTTCGTTATTAACATAAAGTCTGATTCTATCACTTGCAGTTGCTTGTGTAGTATCGACTCGTAAAACTATGTGATACCACGAGCTACTGTCTAATAATAATCTAGTAGATTGATAATTAGTAGTAAGTGAGCCACTCATATTATTTATATATTTAACTAAACCTGTACCTTCTATTGATAGACTTCCATAATTAGAACCATCATCTTCTACATCACTACTAAAAATAGTATGACTACCTATTCTGCTTTGTAATTTTACCCAAGCA